CCTAAATCATCATCATCCTCTGATACTATTGGAATTTTAGGTCTTGTAGGTTGCTCTCCACTTGCTAAAAATTCACGTCCCTCTCTATCGAATAATACTCTTTCACCAACTTTACCTTCATAGTTTTTACTCAACATAGTTGGTGTTTCTTTTCCGATGTATTGGAAATCAAATGATACATCACAAACGTGTGGGAATTGTAAACCATCTTTGGTTTCCCAATTAGTATTCTCAGGAACCGTAACATTAATTGATTTGAAGAATCCTGGTGTATTGACAAACATATCACCAATTGTTAAATATATGATTGGTGCTACGGGTCTTGTTCCCAATCCAACACTTTCACCTGAATCATTTTTAAATTCTTTAAATTGTGGATGAACCAATCCTTTTAGATAATTCATCTTTTCCCATATAGTTGTTATGTCACCCTCGTTTAATGCTACGACTTTCATATTGAATCCAATCGTTCTATCGGTTCCACCATAAACATATACTTTATCTGGTCTTCCAATGTATTGAATTGGTGTGGTTTCTGCTGATGAGTTGTCTGTGATTCCACTTATGAGTGCTGGAAAGATTATCCACTTACCATTTACGGCGTCTCTTATTCTAAATTTTATAAAGTCTTTTGGTAATTCAGTATTATTATCAAGTTTATTCAATGGGGCAATATCTGGACTTAGCCCATCATATCTAACTTGTAATGTTCCTTTTCTATCTTTACTAAAAAGTGTTACTGCTGCACCCTTACCTGATTTTTTCTTAGATGGGAATCCAATAAGTCCACCGAGAAATCCACCAAGTGTTCCATCACCTGTATTAACGTGTCTTTGTTGTGTTATATTGTTTGGTAGACTTACAATTGTTGATAATGGATTATAAATTCTTGTATTTTTGCTTGCATTTTTAGATTGTAAAAATAATTGTTTTAGTGTAAAGATTCTTCCTTTTCCTGTCCCTAAAAATTTACCGATTCTTTGCGCATCCTCTATGGTTCTTTCACCTTGTAATGCTATACCACCTCTGAATAAACCACCATCATTTTTAGTATTACGATATCTTTCACCAATATCTTTTTGTATAAATTGTCCATCGTCTGGTTGAAACTTATCGTAATTTGATTCGGCATTACTAACTCTTTCAATAGACAAGTCTCTTCTAACATAATCTACATTTTCTCCTGTTCCGAGTTGTGAAGTATTTTTCTTAAATAGAGTAGGTGATTTTGTCTTACGATTAGGTGTAAATCCATCTTGATTTACATTATTAATATTATCTACATTTTTAAGTTTTGCCAGGTTTGTTTTTAAATCAATTAGTGCCATTAGTATACCAATCCGGCTCCTATATTATTTTTTACTGTAGCATCTAAGATTGCTTTTCGTTCACTTTCTTGAGCTGCTAATAATTTATTTGTTGTGTCTAATTTATCTTGTACGGTTTCTTGTTCTGCTACTGCCTCACCACGAGCTACTTTCAATAAGTCGTCAGCTGATAGTCCGATTGCTTCGGCTATCGCTCTTCTTTCAATTACATTCATAGATTGTATTTCACCTAATGAGCCCACGGTTTTTTGTATTTCTGTGGTTAGTCCAGCGATATCACCTTCTAATGATAATTGTCTTGCTCGTTCAAGATTTAAATTTTTTCCTGTTAATACTTGTGCTTCAAATTGTTTTGTTAATGATGTTTCAAAGTCTAATAGACTATCTGCTACACCTAATACTGCTGATAAGTTTGTTCCTACTTTACGAGCTTCGATTGCTGCTTGAGCAAATCCCATAGCTCCGTCAGTTGCAAATTCTGCAAACTTAGCAGAATTACTGGCTAAATCTTCAATCACTTTACCTGCAGCTACACCTTGGGACGCTGCCAATGCACCAATATTTTGAATTACTGTTTGTGATGCGTCAGCTGATAAGTTAAATAAATCTGATAAACTTTTTTGAACTTTTATAATGTTTTCAGTTGATGCCCCAAGTTTTGTTGACAAATGTCCTACTCTTCTGATAGCACTTGCAGTTATGTTGTCTACACTTCCGAATGCGTCTAACATTTCACCGGCTATTTTTGAAGCGTCTTGTCCAGTTCCAATCAACATTAATGATGCTGAGTTGATAGCTGGTTGAAGGGCTGCAGTTTGCATAAATGAAGTTCCTAATTCTTGTGCTAAGCTTACAGTTTGTTTTAAATAAGCTACGACAGCTGCTAATATAGCTACCATAATTAACATTGGACTCTTCATTTGAATCGCTACAATTTTCTCTTCTAATTCTTTTCTCGCTTGAGCGGTCAATTCAGAAGACTTTTCTGCTAATAATACTTTTGCTTTAAAGTATGCACTTAGTTCATCAAGCTTTAAATTTTTTGACAATGATGCGCCGATTAATGGTATTGACTCAACTTGGTCTTTGATTTGGGTTCCTATATCAGCTGCAAAGTCTGCAGATTTTTGTCTATGAAATCCAACTTTTTCTTCAAGAGCTTCTATTTCTGATGAGTAATCCAAAAGGTCTTTAGTGATACCAGCGAGTTCCTGCATATCTTTTATTTCTTGTTTATTTTCAGCTCGTTTTCGTATAATGTCTGCTAATTGTTTTTTGGTTACCTTACTACCTTCTTTTTTTGCAGCAAGAATTTCTCTTTCAAACTCAAGGTCTTTGGCCTTAAGGTCTGAAATTTTTTGTTCAATTTCGTATATTGTATCGTCTGCCACTTAATTGTCCTGTTGTTGTGTTAAGTAAAACCTTTTTGTGATGATTAATTTATAGCTATTTTGTGTTTGTCCATTAGTTGTTTAAATCTTGGATTTGTTTTGTAAGCAATTTTAACTTTACTTAACATTTGTTTTTCAAGATTCTTTATTTTTTCTTTGGACTTTTTAATTTCAGGGTCGTTATCGATTAGATTTTGAACTTTTCTATTTACTTTTCCTGTGACTATTTTGGTTAATAGTCCGCCAAGAAACTCTCTAACGACTTTTTTATTTTCTTTTACAAATTTTCTATTCATAGTTTTTTCCTATCAATAAATATCAAGTTCTAAGATTTTTGAAATGTAGGACGAGAGATTTGTTCTTGAGAATCATTACCTGCCTTTTCGTAGGTTTTTCTTTCTCGTTCTTTTGCTTTGATTAGTTGTTGAGCATAGTATCTTCTTAAAGGAACTGGCATATTGTAGAGTTCATTGTGTGTGAACCCATTTCCATAATATGCGATGTTGAAGAGTTCTTCGTGTATAGCCGCCCTATTCTCCGGCGGCTGGCCAAAAAAATTCTGTCCCGAGTGGAACATCCATACTATGATGGTTTCCTGTTTGACTCGTGTAATCAAACTTCAACTCAATGTCAGGACTAATTTTGTCATAATGCTCTCTAAATGCTCTATGGTCAAGTGCTAAGAATTCATTATCAACAAACTTGTCAATTTCTTTTTGGTCTGTGTTGTCATCAATGGACACGATTTGATACTTTAGTCTTGTAGTTAGGTTTGATGTAACACCTGTTATTTGTTCTATCTTTTCATATCCTTTTAGGTCTTCCGCTATTTTTATTTCATCAGCATGAGTTAATAATTTAAACCTAAGAATTCTTTTAGAATTTGGTAATTCAATTACAAAGTCATTCCCATTTTCGACAAATGAAGTGTCTAATTCTTTGTGTTTTAATGTTGTTAAATCTACACTGTGTTCTACTCTTTCACCTGTATCAGGGTCAGTCAATTGAATTTTATATTCTTTACCATATCCTAAAATACGAGTTCCAACCATTAGCGCATTTTTATCACCGATTAACATATCATTTAATTTAATCTTTGGGTCTGCTATGACACTTTCTAAAAGTTTATCGATAACTTTACCTTGATTGATTAGATTTACGGAAGTTAAGATATCTTCCTCTTTTGCTGTCATATATTTGACATCTATTGTTCCACTACGTAAAGGACTATCTTCAGGATATAATAAACCCTGTGATGGTAAAGATAGAACTTCAGTAGGAAATCCATACTGATTTTCAGCCATTTTTACTCCTTGATTATATAAGATTAATAACTTATTATTTTTTCATTATTTTTTCAGCACCTGCGATACCGAAAGAACCTAATGTTACGAATACAAATGAATTGTATACCATATCATTTATAACTAAATCTTTTCCCCAAATTCCTGTTGCTAAGTCAACCACTGCAAATAGTGTCATCACTGCAAATGATGCGAAACCAATCACTGCTTTTTCATTTATATCGTTGTCGTCTTTAAACATAGCCCACATAATTTTTCTCCGTTAGAATTGTAGTATTGCGTAGTCGTACTGAAGTGTTAATGAAACTTGTGCCACTTCGTTAGAAGAGTAGTCCATATCACTCCAATCTGCTGTTTGAATGAATGCACCTTTTAGTGTCCATTCTTCAACTTTATCACCGACTGGCCCTAATACATTGAATGTAATATCTTTCTTGTAGAAGTCAGAATATCCATCACGACCTGTTACTGATTCGTGGTGTAATCTAACCCACTCTATAACTGATTGTGCTCCTGATGGAACAATTGGGTCGTATAAGGTTACCGTTATAGGTTGCCAACTTGCTTTACCTTTTACATATCTCTTGACATTTATATGGTCAAGTGTAATTGTTTCGAATTGAATTGAAGGTCTTGCCATTGTTTTAACAAGATATGCTGGTATTCCGTCAATTTCCATAACGAAACGATTTGCTGTTTTTGGTTCAAACGGCGTAAAAAATATATCATTTGGGTCAAGCATTTCAGCCATTGTTTTTCTCCTATAAAGAATTTTCTTATTACATTAATAAATATAAGAAACTTAAAAAAAGTGACTACCAAATAACATATACTTTTAGAAGTTTTTTAGAAGTTTTTAAAAAAAAAGCTTGACTTTTACAAATAGTATTACTATATTATGGTGTAATGATAATTGATAAAGGAAATGAAATGATTGAAAATAATGAAATAATTACGACTGATACTGAAGGTATTTATATGAGAGATTACCAAGATACTTTTGTTCCAAGAGCTTTTGGTTTTGACAATAGGACATTTACTATGAATGTCTATCAATATGCACACAATCCTATGGAATTGTATGAAGCTAATCAGAATCAACCTGAATTAAGATTAGAATATTATGAAGCTCCTTATCTTGAACAAGCTTGTTACAAAGATATTCCTATGAGATATAGGTTTAACCCAACTATCAGAAATCTAATGAGAACGGGTAATTTTAGAATTAGGTATAGGGGTTGTAGTAAAACACAATACGGGTATAGAAGAGCCCAAGGTTATTGTTTGGCTGAATATGCCGATACCTTTGCTATATATCCAAAATAATTTATTTCCAATCAACGCGATCCAGTTAAAACAAAAAACCCCCAAATAAATGGGGGTTTTTTTTATTCTTCATTTCCTATTATATTACTCAGGAAAAGTTGCTCCTGTTGGTTGAACCACAAAGTCCAATACAATGAACTCAGCTGTTCTTGTAGGTTGGATAAAGATTTGACCAACTAATTGGTTTCTATCTACAACATCTGGTGTGTTGTTTGATTCATCCATTACTACTCTGAATGCTGTTAGTCCGGCATTTGCTTGAACTTGTTCCATATATGGATTTACAATGTTCAAGAAACGACTTCTTAAAGCACTATTGTTTTGTTCGAACACTAAGAATCTTGAAGATGATGCGATAAACTTTCTCAAGTTAATCAATAATCTTCTTACATTTATTCTGTCTAAAGCACTTGGTTTACCTTGAAGTGTTTTCTGACCAAACACGACTACACCTTGACCAGGGAAAGTTGCGATTGGATTGATACGATTTTCGTATAAATCATCTCTTTCTAAGTTGGTTAGTCTTGTTTGTGCTTCTAATACCTCTGTTAATCCACCACGATTTAAACCTGCTGGTGCGAACCACTCTTGTCCAATTCTATCAGAATTTGAAAATACTCCTGGTAAAACTACTGAAGGTGGAACCCAAGTTGGTTTGTTCTTTACACTATCAAGTATCTTAATCCAAGGATAGTAAGTTGCTACATAGTTAGAATCGATTGCTTTAATGTCATCTTTTGCTCCTTGAATTGTTCTTCCGTAAGATGAACCATCCAAGATAAAGAAACAATCTGCTCTATCTTCAACTTTATCTATCGCATGATTTGTTACACTTGGGTGTAATTGATGAATAACACCTGGTAATGCTAATAAGTTAATATCAAACTCGTCAGGATTAGACACCGCATTAATCGCTCTCTTGAATGCCAATGAACCTGTTGCTGTTGATGAACTTAAATCAAAACCTAATGTATTAGCTGCTGTAATATTTGTTCCTGTTTTTCTGTCTATGGCTGGATTTGAACCATCGAATCCGCCTTGGAAAGGAACAACAAATTTTAGCTGTCTGTAATCAGAACCACTTAATGATAATTGATTATCACCTGCTGAGTATTGTGAACCCAATGTTGATGCGTCATCATTACCAAATGCGTCCTCTAAACTCATTGTTACATTATTTCCTACTGCAGCACTTGTTGGTAGTGGTGCTAAATAATTTTGACTATCTTTACTATTGAAATCAAATCCATAGTAAACATTTTGGTCAAACGATTCACGATTATTTTTTTGTCCATTACCACTTGTTGCTCCAACAAAAGAACAAGAAGGGAATGTCATCGCTACCGTACTACCTGAAGGTGTTGTTAATGTAGTGTTGTGTGGTTGTAATAGTTTTGCGAATCCCATAGGAACTAACTCTTCTGCTATTCCTTCAAGATTATCAAAATTACTAATGTAAATGTATTGTGATTGGTTTGGATAATCACCATTGTGAGTTAACTTACCGCTTGAATCTATTGTAGTGTTTCTATCACCAATTGCTCTTGGTAAATAATTTATACTATCTTCATCAAAATTTAAAGCTGTAAAGTTTTCTAAGATAGTTCCGTCTTCTAAATCACCTGGGTTATTTACAATCACTTGTAAATCAAATTGCCCAAAGTCTGAACCTGGAACATCCACCGCTCTTTTAACATTAGAAATACCAACTTTATACTTCGAGTTCATATTACTTCCGTGTGAACGAGTGTTAACTTTAAATAAGTTTGTTCTTGAACCACCAACTAATTGTGATTGTATGAAAGGTGTGGTTGCTACATTGTAGTCAAACGAAAATCCTTCATCACTACCACTATTAACCGCTACTTTGCCAGTTTCCGGTGCTGCATTTTGTGTGTTTTGGAAGTTTGAATATACATAAACTGCTTGATTTGAGTCTTGTGGATTCTCACTAAACACTTTTGTAATGTAATCAGCTGAACTTGAATCAAATGACAATGCAAAAGCTGATGTGCTTCCATTGTTATTTGTATCAAGGTTCAATGTAAATGAACTTGCTGAAGGTGTTCCCATTACGATTGAAGCACTTAGTGGCCCTGCTAATTCTGTTGCGTCGGGGTCTGTCGCGCCTCGTGAAGGTTTTAGAACTGCTGCTACTTTATTTCCTGCTGAACTACTAATTGATAATGTAATAGTGTCATTTGCATATCCGCCTAATCCTAAAACTCTTACTATTGTTACTGTACCTGCACTACGAAGATATTGCTTCGCAGTAAAAGGAACATAAAAATCTTGGTTTTCACTACCAAAGATTGTTTCAAACTCACCAAAGTTTCTGATTGTTGTTGGAACAAATGCTGGTCCTCTTTCCGTTGGCCCAATCAATGCCGCTCCAATTTCCTCAATCCCTTGTGGTAAGAATGTTAAATCCTTTTCTCTGGTAAAAACACCAGGACTTACTATTCTCTCGGCCATTATTTTTCTCCTAAATTAAAATTATATGGTAAGAATAAATATCATATAATTTTCTCAAAACTCACCTACAAGGGTAATTATTTTTCATTTGGTGTAAACACACCAGTTTCAGGATTTAAATTTCCATCTCCGTACTTCTCATTTAGTGTTACTACAAGATTTTGTTCTTGTTTTTTTACTTCACTATATTGAGTTTCTAAACGAAGTTTTTCATCTTCAATCTGTTCCATTCTTTGTTCTGCTTGAATACGGGCTACTTCTAATTTACCGAATCCTAATTCAAGTTGAGCAAACGAATTTCTTAAATTTGATAATGAATCTAACTCCTCTTGTGTGAATTTAATTTCTTTTTTCTTTGCCATTATAACTCCTTGTTGTATATAAATATATAACTATTTGTTCAAACAATCGCAATTTTCTTCGATATGTTCAATTTTTTTCTGTAATTCTTTAATACTTTCTATCAATAGTGGAACAATCTTTTCATACTTAACACCTAAGTATCCGTTGTCACGAGTTGCTACGATTTCAGGTAAAACTGATTGTATTTCTTGTGCTATAACACCAATGTCTTTTCCTTCATATACTGACTGATTATCATTCCATACAAATGAGTAACCACCAATTTCTTTCATCTTTTCTAATGGATTTTCAATTGGTTGAATATTGTCTTTTAGATTTCTATCTGATGAACCAAACGCTACGATATCACCACTTGTTTCGATTGTTGAAGCTGTCACAAATCCTGTTACATTCATATAATCAAATGAACCAGAATCTATAAATGCTGTTTTAAATTTAACACTTGTAGTACCTAAATCAACATCACTATCTGTTTCAGGTCCGAATACACCATCGGAAACAAAAACTTGTTCCGCATTATCTGCGTAGAAATGAATCTCATTTGCTGTTTCAAAGTCAATTTTTGTTTCATCATCTTCACCTAATTTAAAATCAGTCTTGAATATAGAGTCGATAGTTGTTTGAGCTGCAGTAATTGCTATATCGTTTGCATTTGCAGTGATTCCGTCTCCACCCACTACATTTAGTGTTCTATTAGCTGCTATCGTTCCACCACCTGTTAGTCCGTCCCCTGCTACAACACTTACTGAAGTATGGTCTACATGCTCGTTTGCTACAAAGTTTGCTAATGAGTCGTGGTCAATCGTTGCTTGAGTTGCTGTTAATACCGTACCATATAAGTTTGTAGCATTTACATTTTTATCTACATCCACATTTAAGAATGAACCACTCGCACTTGCACTTACATCACCAATAATCTCTAATGGAACACTTGGATTTGACTCACCAATACCAACATTGGCATCAGTTACTAAACTACCAAACGAACCTGTTGATGCTTGTGAACCACTAATTTTATTACCTGTTAAGTTAAGTAGTTCTGAATTATTAACATCAAAGTGTATTTCATTTACGGTTTCAAAGTCAATTTGAGTTTGGTTGTCTTCACCAATTGCCAAGTCTGCTTTGTATATGGATTCAATAGTTGTTTGAGCGGCTGTGATTGCGATGTCATTTGCGTTAGCTGTGATTCCATCACCACCAACGACATTCAAAGTCCTTGTTGATGCTATTGTACCACCACCAGTTAAACCATCACCTGCAGTTATAGACACAGCGCTATGGTCTACGTGTTCATTTGCTACGAAGTTTGCTAAACTATCGTGGTCTATTGTACCTTGAGTTGCGGTTGTAATTGTACCTGCTACATTGTTAGCTGATACATTACCACTTGCACTTATATTTCCGTCTGTGTTCAGATAATTAAACGAACCAGATTTGTATCCTAAAATATTTCCTAAACTACCACTTATGTTTCCACTACCACTAATATGTTGGACATCAAATATATCATTTCCGTCCATATCCAAGTCTTGTGTGGCTGTGTGATTACCCATATCATCACCACCAGCGACTGCTGCCGCAATGGATGCCGATACGTCTGTAATGTTAGGTAGTGTAAGTTTACCTGTAACTCCTAAATTATCCGTAACATCTACATTTAAGAAAGAACCACTTGCACTTGATGATATACTTGATTCAAATATCGCTTTACCTGCGTCTGACATATCTAATGTTAATGCAGTTATGGTTGATGAATCATCTATACCTTTAAATATAATATCATTATTGTTACCCATTGACTTGATAACTAAGTCAGAAGAAACCCTACTAAATCTACCAAATTCTGTTCCATCATCCTCTAATCTAATTTGGGCTCCATTGGCGTCAAGTATGATGTTTCCTTCAACATCAAGTGTTAAATTACCTGATGATAAATCTATTTCTGTTCCGTCGATTGTGATGTTGTCTATTGTTACTCCACCATCAATGTCTGCTGAACCAGCTTTTAGTCTTTCAACTGTTAAATTGTCTGTAACATCTATGTTTAAAAATGAACCACTCGCACTTGAACTTACACTACCAATTGAATCTATGTTGTATGTAGAACCACTTACGAACATCGAACCTGTAAATTGGTGTGTATCGTCTTGTGTATCTCCAAATATACTTGAACCACTAATTGCAGATGAAGTCATATGTGTTACTGATGAACTAACAATATAATTTTCTGCTATAATATCACCTTGTGCGGTAATATTTCCTGTTGTTGTGATTGTGGCAAATTGTACATTTGCATTTGTTGCAACATCTTGTCCAATCGCAACATCATTGGCATTTACAGTAACACCTGTTCCTTCTCCCACCGCAAGAGTTCTTGTTGATGCTATTGTTCCACCACCTGTAAGACCTGCTCCTGCTGTGATTGTTACTCCACTATGGTCAATGTGCTCATTTGCTACAAAATTAGCCAGACTATCGTGGTCAATCGTTGCTTGAGTTGCTGTTAAAATTGTTCCGTGAACATTTGTTGCTTTGATATGTGCAGCATCAATATTTGCAAATGAACCACTTGCACTACCACTAATGTTTGAACCTGTAATATTTGCAAATTGTACATTAGAATCCGTTGCTACTGCTTGACCAATTGCCACATCGTTAGCATTTACCGTAACACCTGTTCCTTGACCTACTGCTAATGTTCTTGTTGATGATATATCTCCACCACCTGTTAGACCTGCTCCAGCTGTTATGTCAACACTCGTGTGATTAATGTGTTCGTTTGCTACAAAATTTGTCGTAGAGTCGTGGTCAACCATTGCGGAAGCTGATATTACACCTGCTCCTAATCCAACAATCGCTGCTGCTGATAAAGAACCACTAATATCAGTAGCTATCTGAGCTGAACCTGATAATAAGGTATTTCCTAATTCTGACTCTGCTGTCGTAATTCTTGTTGAAAAACTTGAACTTGGTGCCACGAAAGACCCACTAATATCGGTAGATATTTGTGCTGAACTTGATACTAAAGTATTTTCTAATTCTGTTTCTGCAGTTGTTACTCTTGTTGAAAAACTTGCACTTGGTGCTACAAAAGACCCACTTATATCAGTAGCTATTTGAGCTGAACCTGATAATGCACCATTGAAAATTCCATTAAATTCATTTGCTGTTATAGTAGCGCTTGAACTAATATTTCCACTCGCAGTTATATGTCCACCTGTGGAAATTCTTAATCTTTCTTCACCAGAAGTATGAAAACTAATCGTATCAACATCAGGAAATCTTATCTTTGTATTTGAA